GTCTTAGCTAAAATGGAAAATAATGGCATTCATATTGACAACGATGCATTGGAACAGGTAGAAAAAGATTTTAAAGATGAGTTTAATAAACTGCGAGTGGAAATTGATGAAAAAATATATGAAAAAATGGGGGATACAAAAATAAATCCTGCCAGTCCAGAGCAATTGTCTTGGCTGTTGTATGGGGTAAAAGTAAAGGATAAAAAAGAATGGTCACGGATATTTAATCTGGGTGTTAATCCTTTTACAAAGCGTCCTAAAAAAAGACCTAGATATCCCAAGACACATTTGAAGGCATTTTTTAGGCAGGGATTAGACTTGCTGTATAAAACAAAAGCACAGCAATGTCCTTCATGCGAAGGAAAAGGCATGATACAAAAAATAAAAGTTGATGGTGCATTGTTTAAGAATTTAAACAAATGCAAACAGTGTAACGCTAGGGGTTTTATTTACATCAACACGGAGGAACGAGCAGGGTTTGATGCTGTTGGCCAATCTGTAATGGATGTGGCAGAAGGTGGGTTTAAAACAGATAAATTAACTTTGATAAAAACAACGAGGTTCAGCAGTGATGATGTAAAACATTTTGTTGAAAAAATTAGTAGATACACTGCTTTGGATACGTATTTAAAAACATTTGTAGATGGGTTAAAAAAACATAAAACAGAAAAAGATTTTTTATATCCAAATTTTATGCAATGCGTAACATCTACAGGGAGATTATCAAGTAGGAATCCTAATTTTCAAAATCAACCCCGTGCTAAAACATTTCCGATTCGCAAAGTCATTAACTCACGATTTGAAAATGGTAAAATAATGGAAATAGATTTTGCCCAATTGGAATTTAGAACGGCTGTGTTTTTAGCCCAAGATAAACAGGGCATGTTAGATATACAAAACGGAGTGGATGTTCATCAATTTACAGCAGATACAATTGGATGTTCCAGACAGGATGCAAAAGCCCATACATTTAAACCTTTGTATGGTGGCATATCTGGAACAGAAAATGAAAAAAGATACTATTCGGCATTTTTAAAAAAATATCCGGATATAAAAGTTTGGCATGAGAAACTGCAAGATGAAGCTATACGATACAAAGTCGTAACACTGCCAACGGGCAGACAATACGCTTTTCCAAAAGCAGAACGCATGTCATGGGGCGGTGCAAGTTTTTCTACACAGATAAAAAATTATCCAGTACAAGGATTTGCAACTGCCGATATTGTTCCTCTTGCCTGTATTTTAATACAGGAACTCCTTGAGAAGAACAAGACCAGGAGCCTACTGATAAACACCGTGCACGATTCCATCGTTGCAGATGTCTATCCGGGGGAAGAAAAGGTTGTCGCTGACTGCCTAAACAATGGGTGTTTAGGAGTAATTCCTCGGATGAAAGATATGTATGGTATTGATTTTAATGTCCCACTGGATGTTGAATTAAAGGTAGGCTCTAACTGGTTGGATACGCATCTTTATGCTTGACAAATAAATAAAATAGTGTATTATTAACTTAAATTTAACCGTTGGAGGTAAAAGTATGTCAAATGAACTACAAGCATTTGAATCTCTTAGTAAAGAAGAGATAATGAAAATGACCGGTCAAGATGACGGGTCGCAAATTAGTTCTGGAAGTTTACCAAGATTGGCCATCAATAGAGCATCGGAAGATGATGATGGCAATGCCCTTAGAACAGGGGTGTATACAATCTATGATTCAGAATCAGAAGCTAAAGTGTACAGTTTAAAAGATAAAGCTGTCCGTTTTAGACCTTTTATTAACGCCTACCAGTATATGGACTATGATACAGAAGATAATAAATATATCTGCTCGTCAGTTGTTTTCAAATCCTGGAAGGACGAACCTATTGATAATAATGGGGGAGTTCGATGTGGCAAAGTAATAGGAAAAGATAAAGAACAGTTAACGCAAGCTGAAAGAGATTCACAGCGTAGTATTAAATGTTATCGTTTAGTATATGGTTTGCTATCTATGGAAGCAACAACAGCAACTGGAGAGGCTACAACAATAGAGGAAATGCCTGTGCTGTGGCGTGTAACAGGAATGAACTTTAAACCTATCGGTGAGACACTGAAAAGTCTTAAAGGTAGAAACAGTTTAATGTTTAATCATGTTCTTAATCTTACTACTAAACGAAAGAAAAGTGGAAGCAATGTTTTTTATGTTGCAAGCATACGAGTTGATGACAAGGAAATTCAATTCTCTAAAAAAGATTTAGAGCATATGGATATGTTTAATGACATTGTCAATGAAGAAAATACTCGTGTTTCTGAAAAATGGAAAGAAGCTAATTCCCATAAGAAAAAGGATAAAGCATCCATTAAAATTGTTGATGCAATTGACCCAGAAACAATTCTTTCAACCTAATGTCCTCTATTCTTAATAGAGTACAGTTATTCCTGACAGAGGCCAATAAGGCCTCTGTTCCTATATCTAGCACTGTTATACAAGAGTTTGGAGAGGCATGTAAGCAAGCATTTATAAAGCAATTTGTAGATGAACGGGAAACAAAATTTAAGCCCCGAATGAGCAATATAGGAAAACCATTATGCCAATTGCAGATGGAAAAGAAAGGTGCTATTGCTGAAACCCCTCCATACAATGCCAAAATGCGTTTTATTTTTGGGGATTTAATAGAGGCATTAGCTGTCGCTATTTTAAAGGCATCTGGAATTAAAATCGAAGAGTTTCAAAAAAAAGTAAAATATAAATTAGATAAGGATAAAATTGAAGGGGCGTATGATGTTAAAATTCAAAATAGAGTATGGGATATTAAAAGTGCATCGCCCTATGCTTTTAAATATAAATTTGGGGATGCAGGAGGATTTGATGCTATTGTAAATGATGACCCTTTTGGATATGTTTCTCAAGGGTATCTCTATGCAAAATCTGATGGTGTTAATTTTGGTGGGTGGATTGCTATTAATAAATCAACAGGAGAATGGTCAGTTGTTGAAACTCCTGTATCAGATGAAATATATTCAAAAAAAGCTATTAAACAAGCAAAAGATAATTTGAAATCATTAAATAATAACGCCCCGTTTAAACGATTATATAAAGATAAAGAAGAATATTTTAATAAAAAACCTACAGGAAATAGAATGTTAGGATTGGAATGTAGTTTTTGCCCTTATAAAAAACCCTGTTGGGGAGATTTGCAGTATTTACCACAACAGCAATCCAAGGCCCTTAATCCTAAATGGGTTTGGTATACTAAATTGGAGAATCCACGAGATGAAAACGAAGAGTAAAAAAGCTAAAGGAAGAAGATTGCAGAATTGGGTTCGGGACGAACTGTTAAAACTGTTTCCAAAACTGACGGATAATGATATTGTGTGTGCGATAATGGGAGAACGGGGAGTAGATGTAAAGTTGTCAAACAAGGCAAGAAAATTTATTCCCTTTTCCATTGAATGCAAGAATCAGGAAAATTTAAAAAATTTATACAAGGCGTATGACCAATCATGTTATAATTCAAAGAATAAATTAGAACCTGTAGTTTTTGTTAAGATGAATCAACGAGAACCTTTAGTTGTGTTAGATGCTATGTGTTTTTTAAATTTTACTAGGAGTAAAAATGGAAGATGGAGTAGATAAGTTAAATTTTATAACAATTGCAGTTCACCCTGCAAAAGAAGGGTTTGCCTGTTTGGTGCTAGAAAAAGACAACCCCCCTATGACTAAAGAATACAGTATTGCCTTGACAATAGCACATGGAATGGTTAAGATGGCGTTAGATAGACCGGACTTGGTATTTGATGAAGGAGTTGACGCAATGGCAAATCCATCTAACAAACTAATTGATATGAATGATATAATAATTAACAAAAAAAGGAAATTGCACTGATGAAAAATGTAAAATTTGATGTTGATTTAAAATATGGGCAAAAACGTGAGCAACGAATCAAGAAAATGATTGAAGAAGGGACGATAGAAGTTAAAACAGAGCGTAATTGGTGGTATAAGACAGGAAACATAGCTGTGGAATATGAATCATTTGGAAAACCAAGTGGAATTGCTGCAACAGAAGCAACCTATTGGGCACATGTATTAGCACATGGGGATGAGGAGCATTGTATTTTGTGGTTTAGAACAGCTAAATTAAAGCAACTTGTTAAAAACTTTGAATATAATACCAAAGATGTTGGGGATTTTAAAAAATCAAAAGCATATATAATACCTATTATAGATTTATTTAAATTGCAGGAGAAAACAAATGGAAGATTATAAAGATTATAAATTAAAAGGAAAAGTTCACGCACCATTCAGTCCATTCATAATGGAATTTGATATACCTACGCCTTATGTAGATATGCTAAATGTATATGGGGATAAGGTATCTGCTAGTGATAAAAAATCAAAACAGTTAGATTGGTCAGATAATCTTGTAGGTAATGTCAAACAAGAACATAAAATTGAAGACCATATATGGCATCAAAAGCCTCATGAAACGTTGCCTACATTTTTTAATTGGATAGGGCATTGTACTAATATGTATGTGAGAACAAAATTGAATGCTGATGGTGATGATTTGGATAAGGAAAAAGCTAAACAGGGAATCAAGAAAGTTTTATTGCATAACAGTTGGATTGTTAATTCCATTGCAGGAGATTTTAACCCACCTCATATGCATTATGGTATGTTGTCTGCAGCAGGTTGGCTAAAAATGCCACCATCCGTTGAAAAGGATGAGGAGAGAGAACACGCAGGTTGGATTGAATTTATATATGGAACACCTGTAATGTTTATTGACCCTAAATATCCTGTAAAACCTGCAGTAGGAAAAATATATGTATTTCCTGCCTGGCTATTGCATGAAGTGTATCCATTCAGAGGAAAAGGTTTAAGAAGAACAATATCTTTTAATTTAAGTTTTGAAATGTAGAATGAAAAAAACAAAAAAATTACTAGAAAAAGCTAACACATTAATTGCAGGAGACAGAGAAAAAGATTATGGAGATAAGGTTCATAATCATCAAAATATTGCTAAGTTATGGTCAGCTTATAAAGATATAGAAATTACAGCTCACGATGTTGCTATCATGATGGTGCTGTTAAAAATAGCACGTACTAAACTTGGAGTTGTTAGTGAAGATACTTATATTGATATGGCTGCATATGGGGCTATAGCAGGAGAAATAAAATTTGAAGAGCCTGAAGAGGAATCAGAAGGAGAGCGAAGAGGTCGTATGACATTGGAATACGTTAAGAAATTTAATAAGGAGAATAAATGATACAAGAAATGATATACAAGGCATTGGAGCATAGATTTCAATCAAATATAGATGAGGCAGAAGCCACCATCGAAATATATTTTACTAATCCTGTGGGTATAGGGGAGCATCCGCAGCACTTAGAAGAAATAAAAAAACATATTGATATAATTTCTAAAAATGAAGGTAGATTAGATATACTTCTAAAATACTTTTCAGAATATAATGAATCAAGGGGGAACAAATGAACTATATATTATC